CCCCGGCTCGCGTAGGTCACGTAAGGGGCCGTCACTCCTGGCTAGACCTGCAAAAGCAGCTCCTCACCTTGTTCTGCGTTTATCCCCTGCCCTTGCGGAGCGGGTAAGGCTGTCTCTGAAAGCCCGCACAGTCTGTCTCATGCTGTCCATATGCAAATTTGGCCCGAAAACTCGCGACGAAACCTGCACGTAAGCCCCGATTTTCGAAGGATCGGCAACCCGTTGGGAGGGTTTTCGGTTGCGGAGACTGCAACGTTATTGTATAACATTTGCGTCTCTTGTGGCGGGTAAAACTCCCCAGTCAAAACCGCCACCGCTTGGCCCTTCGGAGCATGACCGCTTCGGAGGGCTTTCTCATTTTATACGCTATGATTCGTAGCGATGCAATATTGCGTAGCGATCATCGCAACATTTCACATTCACCCCTCTTTACTTCTGTAGCGATATTAGCTACAACAATTCCATCAGCCAACGACGACTGACCGCCCGAAAGGGACAAAGCGAAACGTCGATCGGCATCGAACAGAGGGTGAGGCAATGGTTATTCACTTCGATACGCAGAACTTAGCGATAGACCATCTTCGCAAGAGTGATTTCCGTAAACTTGAGAATGGCCGCTGGCTAAGCCCTGACAAGAAAGTGCTGGCTGACATCACGCCAGCATTCGGTTCTGTCGTCCGCGTAATCTACAGCGAAGTAGGTGCGTGATGGCACTCGTAACACGCTGGAATGTCGAGAAATGCAGCCGAAACGGCACGACGTTTTACCTCGATAGAGGCTGCGAATGGACGACCGATCCTGAGATGGCTTGGGAATATGAAGAACGCCAGGACGCAGTGCGCGACATGCGCAGCTTCGGAGGCGAAGTCTTCACGTTCCAGCGCCTCATGCGCCGTACGGACGTCGAGAGCTTCACTGGGCACAACGAAGCAAGTCGCCTTCAACATCATTTCAGGGAGGCGGCGGAATGACCACCTCACCCACTCCTGAGCCCGAAGACTTCACCATGCACAACGCCCTACTCCGCCACGCCGAAGAGCACCTAGCTAAAGCCAAGGACGAAGCCGACCGAGCAGGATGGCAGGAGGTTGTGGATCATCTCAAATCCGATTGGTGTGGATATGCGTGAAAAAGAAAAAAACCTTACAAGCGCCGACCTAAATTTGCTCCTTGAATACAAGGAGGACACAGGGCTCCTTTATTGGAAACAGAGAACACCGGACAGCTTCTCGGCATCAAAAAAGTATTCGGCTGTACGCATATGCAGCAGCTGGAATGTGAAGCATGCCGGGAAAGAAGCTCTCAATCACAAAACCAAACACGGTTATCTAACTGGATGCGTACTCAGTGTGCCTTTTATGGCCCACAGGGTCATTTGGTGCATGCACACGGGATTTTGGCCAGAGAACTTTCTAGACCACATCAACGGCGACAGGTCGGACAACCGTTTGATTAACCTACGCCAAGCTACGGCCCTCGAAAACGCGAGAAACCTTAAACTATATCGTAAGAACACGAGTGGCGTACCAGGGGTATGTTACAAGAAGCAAGTTCGAAAATGGATTGCCACGATACGTGTTTGCGACGCTCGCGTTCACCTAGGATATTTCTCCGAGAAGCCCGACGCTATTGCGGCCAGAAAAAAGGCAGAGCGATTTTACGGGTTCCATGAAAATCATGGGAGGGTTTCATGACCTTCCCTCCTATGCGTGATCGTATCCCTCACCGCGGCTACTGGATCCGCTTCAATCCCAAGCCTGTCCCTGCGTCCATGGGCGTCGACTGGGACTGGTGGCACGACGACTTTGACGGCGCTCCCGATAGCAATGACCGTCGCTGCGGCTGCTCTGCCTCTCTGGAGGCTTCCAAGGCCGATATCGACGAGATGATAGAGGAGTTGGGCGAATGACCTTCCATTCTGACATCACCTCCGCATCAGACACCATAGCCCGTGTAGCAGCCATCAATGCCAGGCATGAGGCTGAGAGGCAGCGGATGCGGAACGTTCTAAACCACGCTTTGGCAACCATGTGGTGCGTGGTCGTCGTCTGGGTCTCTTGGACGACGCTCTGGGCGCCAGAACAGCACCGGATCAATCTCAACAATCAGGAACAGGTGGCATCATGGCGGAAGTAGAGTTCAACGTTGCTCGCCAGGCTGAAGCCGCGAAGCGCCTCGTCGCCAACCTGAAGGATCAAGGCGCGGCCGACGACGCCGAGCTTGTAGCGGACAGCATTGAGGGCGAAACGAGCCTTATGGAGGCCATCGAAGCCGCCTTGGCAGAGATCGACGAGGAAGAAGTTCACATCGTCGGCCTGAAGGCGAAAGAAGAGGCGTTTGCTGAACGTCGCCGGAAGAAGGAAGCCAAGGTCGAGCGCGTCAAGGCGCTGATCGAACAGGCGATGATGGTCACTGAGCAGTTCTCCATGAAGCTGCCGACCGCAACGCTGACGCTGGCCAAGCGCGCCCCGTCTCTGATCGTTACCAACGAGGCCGATATCCCGGTCAAGTTCTGGATCGAGCAGGAGCGCCCTGCTCCCAAGCTCGACAAGAAAGCCCTTCTGGCTGCGCTCAAGGATGAGCAGATCCCAGGCGTATCTCTAGACAACGGTTCAGTTTCTCTCTCGGTACGGAGGAAGTAATGCAGGCTCTCACGAAATTCGACATGACGCCGAAGCAGGTAGCGCTGGTGAAGAACACCGTCGCGAAGGACTGCAACACGGACGAGTTCGATCTGTTCATGGAAGTGGCGAAGGCCAAGGGCCTCGACCCGTTCATCGGCCAGATCATCCCCATGGTCTTCTCCAAGGGCAACGCCGAGAAGCGCAAGCTGACGATCATCATCAGCCGCGACGGCCAGCGCGTCATTGCGCAGCGCTGCGGCGATTACCGGCCAGCTTCTAAGCCAGCGACCTACGAGACCGACAAGGCGCTTATGAGCCCCCTCAACCCTCAGGGCATCGTTTCCGCGACCGTCTACCTATGGAAGAAGGATACTCAGAGCGGCGAATGGTACGAAGTAGCCGGCCAGTCGTTCTGGGAGGAGTTCGCTCCTGTCAAGGAAGAATGGGTCTACGACAAGGAGGAAGGGAAGCGGAAGCCGAGCGGTAAGTTCGCTCTGGACGATTCCGGCAACTGGTGCCGCATGCCGCGCCTGATGATCGCCAAGTGCGCCGAAATGCAGGCTCTCCGCGCTGGATGGCCCGAGCAGTTCACCGGCCTCTACGACGAAGCCGAAATGGACCGAGCCAAGGTTCTTGACCTCACAGCTACGGAGATCGTCGAGCAGGAGCGCCAGGATCATCGCATGCGCGCCATCGGCGGCAAGGACTCGATCACCGTTTGGTGGGATGACGGCTTTGCCCTTGAGAACATTCCGGACGGGCAGTTTGCCGACCGTGTTGCCGAGCACATCAAAACGACGCACCCCGGCAAGATCGCCAAGTGGCAGGACGCTAACCGCGCTGGCCTGCAGATGTTCTGGGCTCGTCATCCCGGCGATGCTCTGGCCCTGCGCAAGATGATCGATGCGGCGATTGATAAAGCCGCCGACGATAAGAAGGTCCTCGAAACCGTTACTCTGGCGGGTGGCTGATGTCGAAGAAGAACAGCGAAACCCCGTCCATCTACTGCGTCCGCTGCGGCTCCAACCTTGTTGGCGAGATGGCAGCCGACAGAGAGCGCATAGCCGAAATCAAGGAAGGTGAGCGCGTCCGCATCGACGTGCGCACCGGGAGAGTGCCGAGCCGGTTGAGGTTCTGGTGGGCTTTCCTCCATGAGGTCGTGAAAAGCACCGAGTGCTGCCCGACTGCTGAAGCTCTGCACGAGACGGTAAAACTGATGTGCGGCTACACGACGCCGGTCATGGTCGGGAAGCTGACCGTGATGATCCCGCGCAGCATCGCGTTCTCCTCGATGACGGAGATTGAATTCACAAAATTCCTAGAAGACGGGCTTCGCTTCATCGCAGAGACATACGGGGTAACCCCCGAAAGTGCGGAGATTGCGGCATGAAACTTCGAGACCGAACGGGAGAGAAGATAGGTCGATTGACTGTGCTGCACAGACTTCCAGCAGAGCCCGGGAAGCGCCCAAGGTGGGTATGTGAGTGCGAATGCGGAACGGTCAAATCAATCAAGGCAGGGGATCTGCCTAAGGTCGTAAGTTGCGGATGCTTTCTAATCGAAAACCGCCACAACGTAATTAAACACGGGATGACAAGAAAAAACGGGCAAAAGATGCCAACCGAGTATCGGATTTGGGCTGGGATGAAGACCAGGTGCCTGAACAAGAAATCCAAGCCGTATAAGAATTATGGTGGTCGCGGCATAACAATTTGCGAGCGGTGGAAAGACAGCTTCGCGAACTTTCTCGCGGACGTAGGTCCTCGTCCAAAGGGGATGAGTTTGGACCGCATCGACAACGATGGGAACTATGAACCCGGGAATGTGCGGTGGGCAACTCACAAACAACAAGCAAACAATAGGCGCCAAAGGAAAAACACTAGGTTTGCGTCTCTTCCAATGGGGAAAATCTCTGTCCCCGAATTGGTATCCATAACCGGCCTAGACTACCACAAAGTCTGGAGAATGGTGGATATCGGCCAGCTTGAGGAACTTCAATATCTTATAGGAGAGGCAGCATGAGCAACGCAATGCACGACCATCTGCGGAAATTTCCCAACGCTCGCCCCTCCACCCTCGCCTATCTCGAAAAGAGAGCGGAAACCACAGCCCAGTTGCGCCGTGAGATATCCGACATGAAGAAGCAGCGGCGCAGATCGTGGCTGTTCTGGATCTGGAGGCGAGCATAATGGTGGCGTTCAGCTTCTCCCCAGAATTCGCCGGCCCTGTTTCTGCTCGTGAAAAGAAACAGACCATCCGCCAAACCCCTCGCGCCAAGGTAGGCGACCGCATCCAACTCTATACAGGCATGCGCACGCGCAACTGCGTCAAGCTCGTAGCCGAGGATCCTGTCTGCACATATGTCGGCTACGTCAATATCAGCCCGACCGGCCTGACTGTAAGCGATACCTCAAAGCATCCACGAGACATTGACGAGTTCGCACGCCTTGATGGGTTTGAGGACTACGCCGCAATGCTGGCATGGTTCAAGGGCCGTTATGGGCATCCCTCGTTCATTGGCTATCTGCATAGGTGGGAGTGGCAATAATGGCCCGCAAACACTTCTCCAGAAAAGAGCGCGTCCGGATCTTCGACCTCAACCGTGGCCGCTGCCACATCTGTGACGAGAAGATCCAGGTTGGCGAGGCGTGGGAACTGGAGCACGTCGTTCCGTGGGAGCTTACCCGCGACGATTCAGACGACAACGTTAAGCCAGCCCACTTCAGTTGCCACAAGGTCAAGACGGCTGACGATACCGCCGCCATCCGCAAGGCGGACAGAATTCGCGCCAAACACATCGGTGCCTGGCCGAAATCCCGAGCCAAGATCAAAAGCGCCGGTTTCGCGAAGACGAGGAACATCTGATGACAGCCATGAAGCGCGAGGAAGAACTAACAGTGAGCGTGAAGCCGCTGGAGTGGGAAGACGTAGTACCGAGGGCCGAAACGATTGTCGGAATTTACTCGATCAATCGGATTGGCGGGGAGTGGAACGTTCGGCTGAACGGTTCCCCATACGATCTGGGGCGCGAGATTGACAGAGGTGAATCCTCCGACTTCGAAACGGCCCTGTTTGAGGCCAAAGAGGCGGCATGGATCGACTACGAGGCCCGCATCCGCAGCGCGCTCCTCTCCACTCCCAAGCCAGAGGCAGTAGGCTGGGAAACGGATGCCGAGTGGGATCTGGAAATGCGATGTGCGAACATCACAGAGAACACCCCATTCGCTGAAGTCAGCAAGCTGATAAACGATCTATGGCAGCAATACTGCCTCGCAGCCGAGCCAAAGCCAGATGCAGCCAATGCCCGCAATCTGGCGCTGGAAGAGGCAGCGAAGCTGATCGACCAGTACATGCTGTGCGGTGTGGGCGCTGACGTTCTCCTCCCCAGAGGCAACTCAGGCAACAAGGTCGGGTTTGGATATGCCGCTGCAATCCGCGCCCTCAAAGCAGAGGGGGAGAGCCGGGAATGACGAGAGCGGCCCTCCTCAAGGAATCGGACCTGCACCGCATGGCCAAGATTGCGAAGCGGGACGGCGTTCGGGTCGAAGTCGAGGTAAACGGCAAGATCATCCGCATTTCCCCAGATATCCCCGATGACCAGCAAGAAAAAGAGATTGCAAAGACCTGGGACTTTGATCTTTGATGGCCGACATGCCCCGCAAACCGTTCCTTTCGCATGAAAAGACACGTCATGGCCGCCTCGTTTGGTATTTCAAGCGGGGCGGTAAGCGTATCCGCCTTCCAGAGCCCTACGGCGGCGATGAGTTCAACGCGGCATATGAGAAGGCCCTGACAGGCTCGGCAGCCCCTGCAGAGCAGCCCAAGGCGAAAACCGGCACTCTCAAATGGCTATTCGATCAGTACAAGAAGAGCGGTGAGTTTGCGAAGCTTGCGCCATCGACCAAGAGGGCGCGCGACAACATCCTGAAGCAGATCCTGGCGGAAGCCAAAAACGGAGAGGGGCCATTCGGCGCCATCACCAAGGCCCACATCAAGAAGGGCATGGACAAGCGTGCAGCAACGCCAGAGGCAGCCAATAGCTTCATGAAGACCATGAGCGGCGTTTTCAAATGGGCGGTTGAGGCGGATCTAGTTTCGGTCAACCCTGCACTTGGTGTCAGCAAGCTCTCCAACAAGAGCGATGGGTTCCACACTTGGACCGTTGAGCAGGTCGAGCAATACCGCGCGCACCACAAGCTTGGAACGCGGGGACGGCTGGCGATCGATATCCTCCTCTTCCTCGGCCTTCGCCGCTCAGACGCCGTTGTCGTCGGCCGGCAGCACATGAAGGACGGCGTTATCTCGCTCAAGACGAAGAAGACAGGCCAATGGGTTTACCTGCCGGTCTTCAAGCAGCTCAAGGAATCAATCGAGGCAACACAGACGGGTGATCTGGCGTTTCTCGTCACCGAGCGGAACAAGCCGTTCAGCACTGGGGCATCGTTTGGGAATTGGTTTGCGAAGCAATGCACGGCGGCAGGGTTGCCGGATGAGTGCAGAGCGCATGGCCTGAGAAAGGCCGGGGCGACGATAGCCGCTGACGAAGGCGCAACGCCTCATGAGCTGATGGCTATGTTTGGATGGTCTCGGCTTTCCATGGCTGAAGTTTACACCAAGGAAGCGGATAAAAAGCGGCTTGCTAGGGGCGCTTCGGAACGCCTCGCGAACAGACTGTAGGTCGCACCTATGTCCCTGCTTGGTCGCACCTATAGCAAGATCAATAACTTAGAGGGTGGTTTGGCGACCCCTGCAGATGTGGCACAAATGAACGAAATCAAAGGCGTGATTGAAGGTGGGACTAAAAATCGCCCCGTTGATATCATTTTGGAATTTTGAGAGGCTTGTCGCACCAAATATGCAGTCGAGAGACCAATGACCGACATCCGCCAAGCCATCCTAGACGCCGCCAACAGCAAGGCAGAGCGAGGCACGCCGATCAGCCTTCTGGAGATCGGCCCGCTGCTCTTGAAGGATGACCGGTATACGCAGGACGAGATCGTGAACGCGCTCTATGCAATGCACGCCGAGAAGGTGATAGAAATGCTTGAGGGGAACAGGATGAGGGTGTTGTGATGGATAAGCGGAAGCAGGAAGGCATGGAGCTAGCGATCAAGATCATTGAGGCTCGCTTGCCGCTCTATACGGATATCGGGCAGATCAACGCGCTTCGTGAGTGCATATCGTCGATCAGAGGCGCAGCCCTCAAGGAGCAGGAGAAGGTGGGATGAGCGTCAGACGTTCGTTTCCGGCTGCCGCTGCCCGCGCTTCTTGGGACGCTTCTCGCCCCGCACCTGTATGTACTCTTCCTTGACCATCAGCATCTCAGCGGCCAGAGCTGCAGCTACGAATGCCGCCCGCGCCTGCTCTGGGTCTCTGTGGCCTTCCATCGCCTCCAGGCACATGGTCTGGGCTCGCACCCATTCCTTGCCGCGGTTCTCTTCCGGCCAGCGGTAGAGCAGGCTGTACGCCAGATCCGACAGCGTTGCATGCCGGCGCATGGTGATGCCCTTGCGCTTCTCGACGCAGACAATGCAGTCTCTAATGCTGATGTGCTCACCTACGTATTCAGTCATGCCCGTCACCTCTGGCCGAATCAGGTGAGGATTGGAGCCGGAGAGTCAAGACGTGTTTATGAGATTCTTCTAATTTGTCTGTTAGCTCTTGCTAGCCCACGCGAAGAGCGCCGCGCCGAACTTTGTGGCGATGAAGGTCAGCGCCGAGGCTCCTATGCCAACGATGGCTAAAGCTCCAATACCGCGCTGCCGCCATACCTTCACCTCATCGACCGTCGGCTTTATCTCGGCCACGTCCTCTTGGACGGCTGAGACGTTGCCCTCGACCTTGCCGACACGTTCAGCAATCTCGTCCATGCGCCGATGCATCGAGGCACGGCTAACATCCGATTTTTCTTCCGATCGTCGGACCCCTTCAAGGATCATATCGACTTTCGCCGTTAGCATACCTAGCTCGCGATGCATCATTCCGTCTTCCGTTGGCGTCAATTCCCCGTGCCCCTATGCTGCATGCCATTTAAAGAATTGGGAACACTTTGGCTGATAGCTTTGCCGCAGCCTCGTGATTCCTCGCGTGAATCATGCGGTCAGGTCGGCGCAGTGGTGGAACACGAGCGCCGGCCGCTTACTTGCTTCGCCACTTGGCGAGGATCTGCTCACCAGCCTTGCCGATGAAGAGAGAACCGACGATTGCCCCCATCCAATCGCTCAAGGGAGGCGGTAGAGCGGCGATGGTCCATTCCTGCGGGTAAGCGCAGCCACGGCACCAAAGCACGCTGTACACGCACACGGAGCCGAACCAGAAGCCAGCCGGGGCGAGGAAGAGGATCGGAAACCACCACCCTCGCCCAGTGAGCACCTGAGCCTGAGCGTTGACGTAGTTCTGAACGGCCTCGGTCTTGATCCGCTCGCGCTCGGTCGTGGCGTCGGTGTTCTTGTCGATGGTGTCGAGGATGCGCCCCAGCGGCCCCTTGAAGAAGCCGAGGATGAGCGACCAGATCACGTTGCCCAGCCTCTGCGTTTTGCCAACGCGTATAGCCCCTCGACACCGGCTGCGATTGCCGCACCGATGACGGCGGCAATATCCGGGTCTTGCGCAACCATGTCAGCAATATCTTGCGGCAGGATGCTCTTGAGCACGAGATACCCAGCGATATAGCGGAGGGCGATTCTTCCGTAGGCCATGTTCATGATGCTTCTTTCCTCGTGAAAACGGCAGCGATTGCCTTGATGAGAGTGGAGATCCAATCGCCAGAGGAGACCGGTTGCGGCTCGATGACGACGGGCTTGGGGGTTGGTGCGGGCGCTGGCTGTGGAGGGGGAGCGGTGACAGGAACGCCGCCAGCCTCTTTGATTGCCGACAGGAAGGCCGTGTAGTAGCCACCGATCAATTCCCACTTGTCGGTCACGTTGACCGTGCGGCGAGCGTTCTTGAGGTCGTCAGGGCCGTTTGTGAGCAGGTAGGTGGCAATCCCCTTCCCTGCGCCGTTCCATCGGCCGTCCAGCAAGCCCTTGATCATCACCCGGGCGGAAATGACCGGATCGAGCATCTTGTCGGGATAAGCGACGAGATCATAGGCCGCGTCTTTCGACGACGTGTCATAGTTCTTCATCCAGGTGAGCTGAACCTGTCCGCGACCATAGTAGACATTCCCGTATTTTCCCGCAGGCTGGCCGTAGGCGCGCTTGGCTACGATCCGGCGTGCGCTGGCGTCATCCTTTGCGAAACCCTCCCTAACGGGGACCATGCGGGCGCCTGTCTCGTGGTAGGCCGTGGCTAGGGCATAGGCGAGCGTCTTGTCTCTGCCGTCTCCATGCGTGGCGAAGGCATCGAGAATGCCGTTGATGCCGTCCACCTGCCCTTGAGTTAGGGACGTGCCGAAAACACCGGATGCGCGACGGCGCAACGCGGCGAAGAAGATCGCGCGATCCATGAAAGCTCCAGATTGTGAGGATTAGAAAGGCTTGGCCTTGAGAAACCGCCGCCGGAGATAACCGGGTTGGAAACTAGGGGTATTTGATCTAAAGCATTTCCGTCTTTAAACTTTCGAGTCCCGAATGCCTGAGATCGATCGCATAGTCTTTACCGGAGATGTTTTTCGCACCTACGCCGGAGAGCGCAGCCAAATCGAAAACGTGCGGTGGGTATTTTCACACATCTCACCGTTGCTTAGGTCACTTACGGGGCTTCCAACGGAAATACGCCTAGCCGGACCAGAGCCCTTCGACGCTGGCGACCTTTTGCGCTCCTGGTACGGAATTCTGGGCTCTGTCCCCTGTATGTCTTCTTGGGCAAGGCACTTTGAAGAAGAGCCATCGCCAGCCCTTATCAAGAGCGTTGCCGATGACTATCTAGGAGCCCTAGTAGTCTCGTTTGAGTTGTCTCCGCTACTCCAGCGCATTTTAGATGCTTGCGGAATACCGTGGGTCGATATCGGCATCAGCCCCCTGAGGTTCCTTCAGGACTACGCAATGTCCTTCCGGATGTCTCGGCATTTCGATGGAGCTTTCCCGCCGGAGTTGGCGTTAGACGCAGCTGTGATAGAGACGTCAGTCAAGCGCGTGCGATCGACGTATCTGAACCGTGCACCAACTGACCTGAATGGTGCGCTGGTATTCTTTGCTCAAACGTCGGCGGACCGGACGCTAATCAAAAACGGGAGCTTTATCGGCGCCCAAGAAGCGGTCTCTGGTCTCCGGAATGTCATGGACGGTAGACGAGTCTTCATCAAACCGCATCCGCTTGACCCAGGCAATCCGGTAGTTGCGGCTGTGATCTTGGAATTGGGCGCAGAACTCATTGAAGCCAATACTTATGAAATTCTAGCTTCCGACGCTGACGTGTCCGTTGCCACTCTGGCGTCATCAGTTGGTATGGAAGCCGTGGCCTTTGGGAAGAAGACACATGTTTTCCACCCAAAAGTGCAGTCTTGGGCATTTTCTGGGCCGACGGTATTGCAGCACGCGTTTTCGCCAGAACTATGGAGCGTACTCCTATCGCGCTTGACGAGCGTTGACGACGTTAAGGTGCCGCCTTGGCAGCCCAATAAACTGCGCAAGGAACGTGGATATTATGGCCTTGATCCGGCAGTGTGGGAGCCGAAAACGGCGACCACTGATGATAATCAGCCTTCTGTCCGGGTGACGGAGCCAGTAATAGTCTCTCCTCCAGTTTTACGGGGGAGATTGCTAAAGCTATCCAAGTCGATTGCCAAACGACTGCGTGGCGACCTATTAAGACGGCACTCCTTCCGGCTCCAAACGGCGAAGACAACAGAAACAGAACCGAGGAAAATTGTGAGCAAGATACTAGAATTTTCGTTCGCCGGCGTACACTTCCCCGTCCGGATTGACGAGGCAGAAACTATTATCTCGAAAACGATCGAATCAACTGGCGTATGGGAGGCCAATCAGCTTTGCCTTTACAACCGTTTGGTTTCGGATGGTGAGGTTTTCGTCGACATCGGCGCAAACGTTGGGATCAACAGCCTTTTCATGAGCAGGGTAGTTCCTTCTGCTCGTGTTGTTGCTATCGAAGCTTCCCCGCTGAATCATGAACTACTGAAGAAGAACATCTCCGGCTCTCCCATAGAGTCCCATTGTTTGGCGATCGCCGACCTAGACGGAGAAATCACATTCTCCGGCTCAGGAACCAATGCTAAAATCGGCGCTGGTGTAGACGGAACGTCTGGCTACAAAGTACCTGCGCGAAAGCTAGATACATTGGTGGAAGAGCTGCGCATCGACCATATCGCACTGTTGAAGATTGACGTTGAAGGATACACCGACGTTGTATTGAGCGGCGCAGATGAAGCTCTTAAGAAAACCCGAAGGGTGATCGTTGAGTTTTCAATCGGAGATATTGTTGACCGCTTCAAGTGCGATGTTGTTGGCGTAGTCGCCAAATTCAGCGAGCTTTTCGATGTTCTCTCGGCGCAATTCCCTCATTTGTATTATATCTCCAGAGGGGATGGCCTTATCGAAATAAACAATGCCGTCGATCTCAATGACCTGTTGCTGATAGAAGAAAAAGTTGGCGATATTTTAGGATCGCGCGAGCCCATGCCAGGGTCCATAACGCAGAGCAATTTTCTTTTGCGGAAGATAAACCAACTTCTTCCAGAAAATCACTATAGAATTATGGAGAACCAAAACCTCCAACACCGAGTTGCGGAACTGGAGAACACAATAGCCCGCATTGGTGCCGCGCTCTCATCCAAATAGACCCTACTCCTGCTGCAGAAGTTCGGCCGCACGATCAGCGCCTAGCGAAGCGGTAAGAAACGCCTCCAATGTCCCAAAGAACTCGCTGTCGGAGCGAATTTCTGTGGCGGAATTCCATATTCCCCGCAGTCGTGCCGGCTGTGCTGCCATGGCTGCATCAACGGTATCGGCCTCCTTATCGGTCAGCCGTGCCCAAAGTAGCATTTTCTGGAGCACGAATGGCCCAGGTGGCGGGTTAAGGAAGGCTTGGATTTCATCGTTGTCGTCGGGGAGTTCTTCTTCCGCAATCAGCGGGAACATCTCAAGGTAAAGCCCAATGACTTTGCCATTATTATCACGCTCAACGAACATTTTAGGTCCTCCCTCGTGGGTCCACCCATCCAAGCGTGGCCAATGTGTTGCTTGTGATTGTCCCGGCGCCAATCGTCACAGAATAGTAGATTTGCCTGGATGTATTGGTCCAGAACGCGGGGCCGATGATAATGGTGTTAGTGCTGGAAGAAACTTCCGCCTGAACCGCAGCGAGAATGCCAGATGCAGTCCCATTGCCCATGCTGATTGTGACGTTCGAAGTGGCGCCTGTGTTAAGGATGCTTTGGAGGATTGGCTGAACATTGATCCCAGCAGGGACGGAAACCGCGATAAGCGCAGGTGCGAATGCCGCAGTGCTGCTCCGGTTCGTGATGATCGATGTAAGGAGAAAGACGTCTCCAAGCTGCTGGAAGGCCAGAATTGTTCCCAGGAATCGAATAACAGATCCGATACGGCGCTTGCGGTCAAAGTTCGCGGGCATCGTCGGAGACGTGGCAGACAGAGAATATGTTGCATCAACGACGCCTGTGTCCGACCGCTGGATCAGCCAGACGTGATATGTGTTGTCGGCAACCGTGCCGGTGTCTAGACCGCCCTGGTTCGTGCCGACTGCCCATGTAGCGTCGAGGCGCTTGGTGAGGGCGGACGACAGGACCATCGTGCGCGGATCTGTCGTGCTGTCCGTCGTCGCCATACCAACGGCAATGTCGATATCGTTGGTCACATCCCCTGCGTTGTTGGAGAGCGTCAGGCCGTAGAGCGCGCCCTGGATCGACAGGCGCCGCGGCGAAACATCCGTGGCGATCTGCGCCATGATGGTTCGGAATGCATCGTCGAAGTTATTGACCGCGTTCGTCCCGAGGACGCCAATCCCGGCGATGTCGGTATTGCTACCAGCCGACGTGGAATAATCATAAATCGTGTTCTTCGCCATCAGTAGAGACCTTTGCCACCCGACGCCATCGCTCGGGAAAATTGACCGGAGGTATTCGCTACGGACTGCCCGTATGAGGTCAGCGACCCGTCCCCGCGAGATTGAGATTTTGGCGCATCCGGGAAGTAAGAGGGGCTGCTGGTCCCCAGAATCCCACCGGGGCGCGTGACGACATTGCCAAGGAGACCGCCGCCGAGAGCGCCGACAGGCCCGAGCGTGAGTCCACCAAGGACGGCGCCGAGGATGCTGCCTGCCGCTTCCTTGGCCTTACTGCCGAACTGCGACGGAGCCTTGTTGAACGGCTGGCTTTCGAGATAGGCGCGCTGTGCTGCCACGGCCTTCTGCTCTTGAGGCGATAGGAGTCCACCTGAGAGCCCAGGCTGCGCATCGAAGGCCGGAGGCTGGACGGCAGCCGTCTTGATCGAGTCCGGCTCGGCGTAGGCGCTCGTTACCGTGGGGTCCACGTAATCGGGCTGCTGCATTGCCGCATAGGCGGGGTTGTCGAGAGATGGGAGAATGCCGGCGTCAAGCTGCTGGTCGAGGAGACCGCGACGAACGGCGTTCTTGCCAGAGGCGACAGTGTTCGTCGCAAATCGTGCCTCGTCAGAGAGCGTCGGGAGCGTCGTCGCGAACCGGTCATACTTCAATTCAGGAACGGTTTGCATGGTGGGCTGCTGGACACGCATGTCTACGTCCTTCAATGGAGCGCGTTGGACGGAAGTGAGGGGGGAGCTATAGGCAGCATATTCCGCAGGGCTGACGGGCTCTGGAGTGTTCAGGATGCCTTCAAGGTCGGGAGGCCTTGACGTTGGCGTCGGCGCGTTCGGGATGTCCGCCATTGGCGTGTAGCTGTTCAGAAGGCCGGCGCTGACCGGATTTCCATAAGCATCCGTCACCCGACCGGGGCGATAGCCTTCGACGCGCTGCATCGAATCGAGCAACGAACCTCGCTGGCCTTCGTCAAGGCTGGAGAGTGGCGTGTCTGGGGTGACGCCAGCATCTCGTGCTATTCGGCTGTAGTAGCCCCGCGTGTCGTTCTCAAAGCTAGGAGCATATTGCGTAATCGCTCCCGCAATAGTCTTGTCGGCGTACCTTGGGCTATCGAACAGAAGCGAGGATTTAGCCTGCCTGCCCGCCTCATAGGACGGGAAAACGGCAAAGCGCCCATCAGTCCCGACAGCGCCTTTCGACCGCGCGAAATCCCCATATTCAAGGTTCCCGGGGTTGTTATTTCGCCAGTTTCTTGTGCCACTCAGGGTATACGTGTTACCATCTGATGCGCGCACCTGCGTCCAGCCCGGGCCAGCCGCGACAACCTCACGGATTTCCATGCGCTACCTCGTTGCTTTTATGCTGATTTCGTCCGCCGCGATGGCCGACGATGTGGATGCTCTGAAAGAGCGGTTTTACGAGAACCATGCCGCTTGCCGGATGGGCGAATTCAACGGAAAGCCAATCTCACAAGCAGATTCCGACAAGGCTTGTGGCCAGCTTGACAGGCTTGCTGTCGTTCTCAAGAAAGCCCATCAGTGCTGGGATAAGTCGGAACTCGTTTGGAGCCCTTGCAAGTGAACGATAAACCCGACGCAATCGCTGTAGTCAGCTACTTCCTCGCCGCGGCAGTGCTTATCCCTATCGGGTGGTGGATGAAGGCCAACTACGCCCACGACATGGGCGCGTGGACGCTCTCACTGTTTCACTGACGTTGCGATGATATCGCCGGCCCTGCGCCGCGCGCTGGAGCTCCAACCACCGCCTCAAGTGACTGCAATGCTCGCATGTAAGCCGGGTTTCTCGCTGCCTGCTGTACTGCAAGGCGAAGATTCCCAGGGTTGTCTGTTGTCAGCAGATGCGCCATGCGCTCCATCACCTGTGCGTCAGCACGCTGGCCGATGTAGCGAGCGCCACGAGCCGCCGCAGCGCCTGCAATGGCACCTTTCCAGTCGCCAGTAAGATATGCGCCGCCACCGGCTCCAAGCCCCATCTCGACAAGCTGTCGGGCAGTGGTCGAGTTGCCCATGGCTCCACGTAAGCGGTCAGCGAGGCCTTCGACGCGAACATACGCTTCCAGTTGTCTGGCGCGCTCTGGGCCGAACACCAAGTTTATCTGTTCACGAGATGCCTGGTTGCCGAACACCGAATTGATGACGTTTGTCCGATCACCGGGAACCTTGAGCTTATCGATAAGCTCCGATGCATAGCCAGTTTCGAAGGCACGGCGTTCGGCTGGCGAGAAGCCACGAATAGCTCTTGTAGCCTCAGGAATAGAGCGTGGGGTGTTCAGGAAGCTCCTGCCGGCGTCCAGAGCGTCTTCCGCGTCGAAGAACCCTGCGGCACCGCGGCGAGCCGTCTGATATGCCGGGACAGCATTGTCCAACTCCTCGACAAGGCGCCCGCGAAGAGCCTCAAGATCAGCAGTCCGCGTGCGATCCCCACGAACCTTGCTGATGGACGAATCGAGGTTGCGCTTAACTTGGTCCCAGAACTGCAGCGAAGGCGTTACCAGCGTCCCGTCAGCCCTTTGGCGAAGAACATAGTCTCCGCGGCTATTGACCGAAAACGGGTTTCCAATTTCCCTAAAGCCCTGCACGGCACCACGGTCTGCCGATCGGCGCGGCACCTGATTGACCGCAGACCGGAACGACGGCGATTGCATTAACTGCTGCAGAGTGGGCGTATAGATCGATTGTGCTTCAGGAGCCGAATTTGCTGCCTGATAGGCTGGCGTATTGACCGCGCGTGCCTGCTGGCGGATCGCTTCCTGGTGGGCGATATCGTCGGCATTCCCACCCGTGAGGCGACGAACGAAGTTGATGGCGCGGCCAGACTGCCCCGCAAAGCGGTCATCAGCGGTATTATTGATGATGGCACGCGCTTCTGGTGACTGGTTCGCGACCGACCGAGCAAGCGCGCGTGTTACTTCCCCGCCGCGATCTGCATTGACCAGAGGTACGTTGGCTTGACGGGCCACCGCTTCGTCGGCGGCACTCAGGACGCCAGCGGGGTTTGCGGCTGCGTCTCGGGCTACCGCTGTTCCAACGCGCCGGCCGGCCTCTGCCGCAGGGTTTAGGATGGAATTCGCTAGTGGGTAGATGGTGTTGCCAACGCCACGGAGACCGGCACTAATACCAGCACCGAGGACCGGAACGGCAGCACCAATGCCTAGACCGATTTCGCCACTTCCGATTACATCCCGAACGTCTCCGCCCCTTGCCGCCGTATCTGCCGCAGAAATACCGCCACCAGAGAGAGCGGACATGGCAAGACGGCCACGGAAGGTAGGCCCAGCTATGCCTAGAGCACGAGCTCCAACGCCCGTCGCTCCGAGGGGAATCATGCTCCCGACAGCACCAGCAACCTGTCCCGTCATGTTAATGCCAGGATGCGCGCGCTGCGCCTCGTCGGTGAGGGCTTGAGCCTGTTTCAGGTTCGTGTCGTAGCTCTCGCCGTCGATCAGCGATGAAATGCCAGCGGAGAGCTTTTGAAGGCCGCTCTTGGCATATGGGCCGATGACAGGAACGCCCTCAAGCGCGCCCATCATACCAGTGCCAACGGCGCCATTCGCGCCTTCGGCATCCATCGCGGCTAGGCCTTCCTCATAGGTCAGGTGACGACCGCTCGGCGTCGGCTTTTGCTCTTCTGGCTGCTTCTGTGCGCCGCGCATGCGGATGATTTCAGCGGCAATGGTCTTTGCTGCCTCTACATCACCCGCCTTGTCGGCATTCACAAGAGCCGTGGAGAGCTGCTGCATGCGGTCCATTTTCGGTGCCTCCTGCGGCTGCGCGTACATCTGTTCTTGCTGGCTATGGAGAGTCTGAGCGTATGCGGTTGCATCGTCAGGGTTATCAAACATGCCGAGGTGTTGGCCGGTGCGGTGATACAGGTCAATGGCCTGATCCTCATCGAGCAACTGCCCATCTGGGGAGACGGTCGGAACAAGGATTTCCCTGCCGTCCTCATTGAACGACATGGAACGCACGGTGCTAACCGATCCGTCAGGGTTTTTGACCACAGGGCGCTTTGACAGGTCAATGTTGCCTGCCGAAAGTAGCCCTTTTGCGTTCGGCTGGGCCGAGAGCATTGCCATTACTGACCGCCGTATTTCTTGAGGAGATCATCGACATTGCCGCCAGCTGGAGCCGCCGCAGGAGCCTGTCCGCCGCCTTGCTGGAGGCGAGCCTGGGCGCGAGCCATGCCCTGACGGACAATCTTTTCGTAGTCGTCCAATGCCGCGTTGAACTCTTCTTCAGAAGTCGCCGTATTCATGCGGTTGACGGCTGCCGTAGCTGCGCCACCTTCTGCGTTCGATAGCGATCCAAGGCCACGCATCTGTTGGATGGCGGTAAGGAATGCCCCGCTCTTGGCTTGCTCCACCTTGTTCTGGAAGTCGTAACCGCCAGTGCCTGGGATCATGTTGCCTAGGGAGGAGAAGCCCGTCCCACGGCTCTTGTATGGATCGCTGCGGAGCGCCGCGATGGTATCGAGCGCGTTCTGTCCTGCCTGGAAGTCTCCGGGAGCCGCCGCGATCTGCTTTCCTTCATTTTCACCAATGGCCTTTGCACGTTCAGCGCCGGCCAAATCCTTCGGGATGCGCCCGACAGGCTGACGGGTGATCGGATCGAGTAGGACGAACTCCGTACCGGCATCCAGCTTGATCGGCTCCTTGGAGAGCGTCACGCCTTGCGGTAGCTGCGTCGTCTTCGCCGTGCCGCCCTTGGACAGCTGGAGAATGACGGGATTCCCCTGCGCATCAACTCCATACTGAGGCGCAAGCCCGTATTCTGCATCATTGCCAGCGCCGGCCGGGGGGCTGATCCACTGGCCGCTTTCAGTGTTGTAGAGGCTTCCGCCCGCAGACAGGAAGTTGTTGCGAGGCTTTTGGGCTTCCAGCTTCTGCCGGTAGTATTCCTTGTAGGCGTCAGCCGGCCCAAGCGCACCAGCCTCCACGGCCTGCGCCAGATCGGGGTTGTTCTGCTTCAGGAACTGCAGGGTGCGGTTATAGGTGCGCCCGTCCTGCCTCGCATTGTAGAGATTGGACGCCGCCTGCCCGACCTGATCCTGTGCCGTCTTGCCGCTGAGGAGGCCGAGACCGACGCTAAGGAGCGTGTTGGAGTTGTTGAACGGCGTGTCGCTGTTCCCGAAGAACGAAGGCAGCGTCTGATTGCCGAGAGTGGGGAAAATCGCCATTGTCTACCCTCAGAAAAACGAGCCGAGCAAACCGGCTCCGGTCAACCCATACCCAGCCGCCTGTAACCAAGGGTTGGCACCAGGCTGTGCCGTCGTCTGCGTCCCACCAAGTTGGCCAGCGCCCGAAGCAATCGCGTTAAGCCTCGACAGGTTTTCCCAGGGACGATTCTGCTGTGCGTCGAAGATGCGCAGTTTGTCATTCAGCTGGCGGGTTGCCATGTCCTCGCTCGTCGCTCCAACCTTCATAAGATCGGTCAGCGGAGCGTTCATGTTTTGGTAGGACGAGGCGAGATTACCTATCCCCGTCTGGCCCATATTGAACAGGTTGGAATTGGCCGCATCCTTGCGGGTGTTGAAGTTGTTCAGGTCCGAGTAGAGAAGATTGTTCGTGTTCTTGCTGACCGTATCCGCGATGGCGGAATTCCCGAGGCCGGAACCGTAGCGACCGGCTGCCGAGTTGGCCAAGCCGACGTTGGTTGTCGCGTCTGCATTCGTCTGGTTGATGATCTTTTGAAGCTCTGGAGAGACAGACCAGTTGGCATTGGCGACGTTCTGCGTGTTCTTCAGCGCGACCGATTGAGCAGGATTATAGCCCCCGGCGTCGATAATATTCTGGAACTGCGCCCCTGCCCCCCTGCCGGCTGTATTCGCGTATGCGTTGGCAGACAACTGGTTGAGGGCGTTTCCGGTGTGGACGTCATAGGGGACGACAGTAGAACCGGTATAAACACCGCCACCGACCCCGCTATTATAGAGGTCTTGCGCACCCTTCAGGGCCGTATTGAGCGCCGGCTGGGCTCCCGACCACGGCTGGGTGGTGGTCGATGATGTTTGCTGGCTTTTATTTCCCGGCATGTCGCACCTCGAATGTCTGCCAGAGAGGTTTCACTGGCTGGCTGAGATATCTGGAGAGAACGCGGACCCAACCGGGGCGCCCTTCAGCTATGAGGCGGTCTGTCCCGCCGAATTGAGCTTGCTGCATTGCGAAGTCGTAAAGGCCCTTGACCCAGACCTTCATTGAGTGGCCCGAGAGCCCCATGCAACGGAACACGGTCCCCGAAGGCCAGTTCTCAAAGCGCCATACCGACGAACAGACGATTTCCTCATTCGTGAAGATCAGGAGCAGGAAGGCATTCCCAGACCGGCACATCTGCCAGAGGTCGCCCGCTGACATGCCGCCGCCTGTCTTGTCGCATCCGCGCTGCATTTCCTTCGCGATCGACGGCCAAACGGCGTCTACTTCCGCAGCATTCGCGATACCGATCTTCATCGAGACAGCGCGTAATTCGCCATATTGATCGCCGTGGCGCGCACATTCGCCGCGCCGATGACCTTGATCTTGTCCCCGTCTCGCATACGGATAGGGATGTCAGAAACTGTCACCGTCGTCTTTGTCGCCACTGCCCCGACCCAGATCATGAAGTCAGTGGCCGTGCTCGCCTGATACCAATAGACGTAGCAGTTTACCGAGCCTGCTGTGTCATTGGCGAAGGAGATGGACGCCGCCGTTGTGGATTCGTCACTTGCCGTGAAAAGGTCCGTAATCGACGTTCCGGACAGATTGAGCGAGACCGGTATTGCAACATTGCCGACGTATGTGCCGAGGACAGCCATTACTGTTCACCGCTCCCCAAGCCATGAGCATTGACCGAACTCGCGATCGACCAGACCGCGCCTTCCGCAATGATCAGCCTGAACTTGTGCAAGCGCCCGTCAGACCGGAAAGGAACGACCCCTGCCCGATTGGCAGAGTTGGCGCTCGACCATGTGGTGCTGTCGCCGTGATAGGCGCTCGTCCCGTCCGCAAGCGTGAACTGGTCGCGTGGAGTGTCCGTGATAACTCGAGCCTCGTTGACGAACGTCCGCGTCGTTCCGTCTATCTCGACATCTGCTGTGTCGATGGTTGCTTGCAGGTTCGGGCCGGTGAACCATGCGAGCTTGTTGTCGGTCGTGAACGTCGCGAACGTCGGGCGACCACCGGTAAACAATCGGCTATCGAAGGGCTCGGTCACGTCGTCGATCTGCGAATAGAGCAGTGATAGGCCGTCCCACGTCACGCCAGGGGTAGCCAGCGCCATCATTTCGCCAACCGCAATATCGGTCGTGCACCAGCGGTCAAGCTGCCAGTCGTAGCCGAGGCGGTAGAAATTACCGTTCAGGGCGCGATACTTCCACCACACGATCTTTTCGAACGGATCCGCCGAGCCTTGCACGTCGCCCAGATACGTCGCATCAACCTGCGACAGGAACCAGCGATCCACGCGCTCCGCACCAATTGGGGACCGGTCAACCCCACCAAAGAACCCGTCTTCCGAGAGATAGAAGAACCGGCTAGGGCCAATCGAGACGATCGACCGCGGCGCAAGTGTCCCCTGCTTCGGGTTCAACACGGTTCGCGTGAAGGTAAAGCCAGACGACGGCGCGAATGGGAAGAACTGCATCGCCGCGCGCTGGATGACCGTAAAGCCGCCCTGCTCGGCAAAGCCACCCATGACCTCATCGCCTTCGGGCAACTCCTGAAAATCAGAACCCTTCTGCCCGATCGTCCAGAACTCGATGTCGTTGTTGCCCGACCAGCGGACTGTCTTCTGGCCGTTCGTGCCTTCGAGGTAGCCAAGGACGAGGAAATCACCCGCTACCCACGAATATTTGGCCTTCGGAGGACTGCCGGCGAGGTTTGCAAAGTTTCCCGCAGCCTCGATGTCATAGACCTGAATGGCATCCGTGATGTTGTGCGCAATCAGCTTGTCGCCGTAGCGCGTGAACGTCCAAGCGTCCTGCAGCGGCACGTTATAGGGCGCCGAAGGACCGGATATGTCGGTCCATGTGTAATCTGACGTGTTGAGCTTATAGAGGCGCGAGGCAGTTCCGGCGATGATCACATAGTTGCCTGCCGCCGTGCGCACGTAGACGCCGCCACGGCATTCCCCAGGCAATGATCCGGTGATGACCGACAGCCCAGGCATCGGCCCCCAGCCATTGGCGACAGGGAGCGCATTGACGACGTTGGCGCTGCTCGTGCCTTCAAATGGGCTCTTGTCGGGCTCGAAATTCGGCAGCGGGATGATCATACAGACGAATCCGTGAAGCTGCTGTAGCGATAGCGGCCGATCGTCCCGATGCCAGGATCAACGGTGAGCTGCGAACGCTTCCTACGGGCGTTGTCGCTGGCGACCTCTGCAGTGAACTCGTCAAGCATCTGCTTCCACAGCGTGACAGACTGATCCTTGACGTAGGCGCAGCCCCAGACGATCGACGCGGCCAGATACAGATCCGGGTGATTGGTCAGGAACTCGTTGGTTGGCGCTGCATCAGATAGCGCAAAGCGGCCGAGGTAGACGAAGCGAAGGGGGTAGGCCGAGAGCATGGGCCGATCGAGCGTTATCGTGTCGCCTTCGATAGCCCAGATGGTCGGCCGACCTTGGATTGATGTCGTGGAATAGGTGCCGAGCGCGCGCGGAACCACAAAATATTCGGTTTCGCCCTCTTTCACGTAGAGGTTTTGCGGCTCCTGAACGGACAGGGACGAGATATCGACCGTCTGAGCGCCTTGCACACCAGTCAACAGCGCTGTCGTGCCAACAGGGCCAAGCAGGCGGTTCATGCGTGCTTCTGCGAGCGTGATGAAGTCCGCAGCGTTGCCCGTCAGGTCAGAACGCGCCATCCAGTCGGTGATTGCCGCCTTCAGCTCGGAATAGTTAGATATGCTCATTCGAGCCCCCAGGCTGACGCAGAAGGAATTCGTGATAGTTCCCGCGATATGCGGTATCGCCTTGGTGATGATCGATGTTCAGGTCTGGAACGAGCCAGATTTCCCCGCCGATCGACACCCAGTTGCGGCAGAAGGCGTAGTCTTCGCCATACCAGAGCCCGTCATGGGCTCCATGGTTGAACAGATCGACAGATTCGAAGCCGTCGCGATCCTTGAACACGAGATGCGGGAAAGACTGCTTGAACCTCTCGACCGCAGCACGGGTGACCTTGAGGAAACCAGCCGGGACGCGATCTGCCTTGATGCATCCGTCTTCGCGGACGATCGGGCGGTGATCTTCTACGTCTACCAGCGCTCCCATGTATTCTTCTTCCGCCTTCTTGAAGCGGTATGTTCCTGCAACCACGTCGCCAGTGGCCTCGACCAGCTTCACGAGGTCGTCAGGGCGGAATGAAACGTCATGGTCGAGGAAGACGATTGCATCGGTGTCTGCATCGAACGCCTTGCGCAGGAGGGTCGCTCGAGCGCTGCTGATGTATGGGCAGCCAATCTCAGCGACTAGGCTGTGTGCGATCCCGGCACGATCAAGCGCCGGGACTGCTTCTTCAATTGCCTTCAGAAGGGCGTCATGGGGTCGCGTTAGGGTCGGAACCCCAATGACTATCTTCATGATCAGGCTGAACCTTTCCAAAGGCCGAGCGCCGTCATGGTCGCCATGATTTCCTGAATCGCAGCAGCCATATTCGCCGTAAGCGACGTGGTTGCAGCAATCAGGCTGGATGCCTGCGCAGAGGATGCCCGTTGAACAACGGGGGTAGTGCCGTAGAAACCGATTTTGTCGGTCGTGGTATTGCGGCCAAGGTTCGTTCCGTCAGGGGAACCGGCACCGAGAAATTCTACTGCCATGTCCATGCTCCTTTCACGAAGCCCTTAGTTGAAGTGGAGACGGGTCGCCAACTGCCCGCGAAGCGTCTTGTAGCCGTAGAGGACATCGAGGCGGCAAGGGAGGTTGTCGTTGTTGATGTCGTACTGGCGGACGATGCGGATGGAGATGCCGTCCTGAACTTCGCGGCGAGCGAAATCGACGCCATTCGGCATGACGAGATCGGCCGTTGCGAAGGTGAACGCATCTTCCTGGTACAGCATGGAAGTGCCGTCCTGCTGCGATGCAGTGCCGGCGAAGACCATAGCCTTGCCAGAACCAGCAGAGTTGATGACGACGTTCTGCTTGGCGCCCGAGGTGATCGGGGTCGGGGAAACGGTGATGTTGCCCGCGCCACCAGCATTCGCAGCAGTCACAACGAACTGCTGGAGAACACCGGTATCTGCCTTCGTTTCCGGATGGACCGAGTTCACGCCGACGATGGTGAAGACATCGCCCTTGTTCATCGCGCCCGTACCACCGGTAACGGCAACGGTGGCCGAACCGGAGGTGATGCCCGTCGAGGTGTTGACGACGTAGTTGGCATCTTCTGCGCCGCGCGTGTAGCCAGGCCAGAGGGTGTTTTCCACGAAGTCATAGCCAGCGGCACGACCCATGTAGCCCTCTTTGTACTGCTTGGAGAGCTGCGCCTGGTCGTTGAACAGGGTCTTGGTGTCCTTGACCAGATCCGCCATGTCCTGAGAGTTCAGGTTTGCAGTGCGGGCATTCTGGGGCGCAAGGCTGTTGTTCATGAGAACGCGGCCGGCAAGGATGTTGTTGTACGTGATGGCCGAACCAGAGGTCCAGACAGCGTTGTAGACATCCTTGAACATGCTCATGGCGTCGTACTCGATGTTGGCAGCGAGTACGGTCATGGCAGGATCGATGATGCGCTTTGAGAAGTCGTCGAGCGAAAGAGTGAGTTCCGCAGACGAGAAGTTCATGTCAACACCCTTCTGGGTGCCGACCTGCAGCGTTACGCTGTCTTCTGCCGTATCCTGAGTGGAGATCGTCTTGCCGGTACGAACCTGATACTGGTTCGGAAGGCGGATCTTCAGGCTATCGCCGATCTTGGCGCCAGACTTGGCGAACGAGTCGTCATACTGGCGATTGATCGAGCCGACAAAAGTCAGCTTCTGGTGAAGGATGCGGAGCGCTTCGCGCGTGACCGCAGTGGGCGTCAACAGTGTGTTCGACATTCAAATGGCTCCTTGGCCGGATGTTGGGGATCAGCCCTTTTTCGCCAGCTGCGCATTCCTGCGCTTCGTCCACTCATCCATGGAAAGACGGTCATCGAGTCCCGAGGGAGGCGGGTTTGCTCGCGTCGTAACCTTCGTGAGGGGTTGGGCTGCCGGGGCGCTGGGCTTGGGGGCGGCTGTTTGCTTCTGGAGGGCAAGGTGGCCGATGTGGGCAAGATAGAGCGTGCGATACACCTGCGGGGTGTACTGGTCGCGAAGGCTATCGACTGAGAAGCCGAGATCCTTCGTTGCAAACTCGGTGATCTTGTTATCCAGTTCGGGCGTCCAGCCCTTAAGTTCCTTTTCCGCAAACGCGCGTGTTTCCCGGAGGCGAGCTGCAGTTGCCTGTTTCGCCTGTTCGGACAAGTCGTTCTGCGTCTTGTCGAGGTATTGAGCGACCTGACCGCGCTGTTGCTGGAGCTGCTGGAACTGACGCCAGTGCGACATTGCCGCCATGGGGTCTTCGTTCTCAAGAGCTTGCCAGTTGACGTTCTCGTACTGCTTGAGCTGCGAATCGATGTGATGCGCGACTGCCCTAGCCTCGATGACCTCCTGAGAGGTCTGGTATGCCGCTTGGGCCTCGGCCATCTTGGCTTCGACCGTCTTGCGCTGTTCCGCGACTTCCTGGGTCTTGCGGGTATAGTCTGCAGTCCGGAGGAGAGCGTCTTTCAGCTCCGGAGGCAGCTTGTAGGCCTTTCCTTCGTATTCAACGTCGGCAAGCTCTGGGTCTAGCTGTTCGCCTTCCCCTTCGCCCTCTTCGCCTTCTACGACCTCGTTGTCATTCTCCAGTTCGACTTCCTGAGTCTCGCCGGCATTCGCTGCATTCTGCTGCTGCTCTCCGCCTGCAGGCATAGCCTGTGCATCGGCAACAGCCGTTAAAGCCTCTTGCATTGAGGTCCACTCCGTTTTTCAGGTTTGGTGGGAGGAAAGAGCGCCGCTTACCCTTGGCGCGCGGGTTGGGGTGCAGGACGGTCGAGCGATGCGAGCTGACCGGCTGCGGAAACTGCTGTCTTGGCCTGATCGTTCTGTATGTCGCCAACGACCTTCATGCGGTTCGTTTCGGCGTTGAACTGATCGATGGACTTGTCGGCCTCGAGGGCCTGAACCTTCTGGGTTAGTTCCTGAATGGCCTGCTGCCCCTGCTGGATCATCTGCTGGACTTCAGGCGGGATGCCCTGATCCTTCAGCGCGGGGTTGATCTTCTTCAGGCGCTCGGCAATCTCGTCGGCTCCTGGCCAATCGAGGTTCATTGCCAGAATGTCGCCAATGACAGGCGCGGCTGCCGGGAAGGCACGCACGAACTCCGTCATCTGCATGGCTGCCTCTTCGCGACGGGTCGTGAAGCTCGGGCCGGTCGTCACCGTCAGGTCGTACTTGCCGACCGTGAGGTCATGCATCGCCATAATGGCTTGGCCGTACTCGTCAACCTGCGGCTTGCCGTCGTTGCCAACGACAGGCTGCGGCTGCCCACTGTTCACCTGCACCGAGCGAGGAGACCCGTCCTCACCGAGGACACGGATAACGCGCTCGTCGCTGTAGACCTTCGGGATGAGGTCGATCAGGATTCGGCCGGTGTGGCGGATCGCGCGAGCGAGGTTGTCGATGAAGTGGAACGTTGCCACGTCCCCTTCCCGCTGGCGTGCCATGATGGCTTTGCCAGATGTCTCGTTCGACCGAGCTCCGAGGGAAGCGTCATAAATGCCGATGATGGCCTTCATGTCGTCGGAGGCGTTCAGTGCCTCTTGCAGGGCTCCTGCAGCGGGACCAACGTCGAGAGGCTGGCGGATAGGCGCGTCGCCGTCGTACTCAAGGAACGAATGACTGGTCGTGTTCGCCGTCGCCCAACGATCCACATCGCTGTCGAACGTGCCCTTGCGACCGATCCACGGAACACGAGGCGCGAGAGCTACAAGCTCTGTCGATGTCGTGCGCCAGTAGTTGAACATGCGCTGCGCATCTTTGGCGCTGTGGATCAGGCTCTGGAAATAGCGCTTGCCTTCCACCACGATCTCGTCGCCGTAAACCGGGATGATCGGGATGTAGCAGCCTGGCCAGTCGTTCTTCTCAAGGATGTCGGCGCCGCTCATGATGATCTGCGTCACCTTGTGCGAGCGCGTCTTGCGCGTGCCGACGACCTGAAGCGTTCCGGCTTCGATCAAGGCTTGCAGGTCCATGTCCTGCGCCAGATCCTCGGCGGCATAGACGTGACCGTTGGAAAGCTTGACGATCTCCTTTTCGATCGGCTCGCGCTTCCACCACTCGGCAACCATGACGGTTTCGTCTTCGATCCAAACGCCAGCGTTTGCCCATGCATCGCTTTCGAAGTCCGTGTCGACAGCATCGCCGTCTGCGTTCTGCTTGCTGCCGTACTTGGCCTTGAACTCAGCCTTGCGCATCGGCTCGACGACAAACGCCACATTCCAATCCGAGGAATCGGCGCACATGCTGTCCGGATCGCCGTAGACCGAGAACTGGTTGGCCACACGCTCAATGGACAGATCCATCTCGAACGTGTCTTCGTAGGCGTAATCCATGCCGACGCGCCAATAGCCGAAGCCGCCCGACACGCTGGCTTCAATCGCCGTGTCGTAGGCAACATCAGCATTGGACGTGTATTCGATGTTGCGGATCAGGCCGTTGATGACTTCCGCCGTCTTCGGGTCTGCATTGCTATCGACAGGATGGACTTTGATCGATGGCTTGTTCTGGCGGCTGTCGTTGACGACCTGGCGGATGAACGCGGGCATCTTGTTGATGGTCAGGCATGGGCGCTGCTCATTACGGCGCTGCTGCTCGATCGTGCGTGGCCACTGCTCACCGAGGCGAGAAAACCGGATGTCATCAAGCGCGGCTTGGCGGTTGTCGGACTCTGCGTCCTGGCAACGCTCGAATGCCGTCCTGCCCTCGGAGAGCAGATCGTCTTTCTTGTCTTCAGCCATTCAGCAACTACCCCATCCAGGCGCCAGCGCCTACGTGACGCCTCGGGTCTGTTTTCTTCTTCCGCTCGACAACCGGAGCGGCGAACGTGAGAACAACCGCGTCCCACTCGTCAGGAGAGCGGACACCGCGCTTGCGCATCTGTTCCTTGGATTCGATTATGACGCTCTGGTTGGCGTCATATCGGTATTGAGGCCCGCAGGCGTCAGTCTGAAGGCTGTCCGTGTCGGGGATATCAGCCCCACCCACTGCATCGAGCCAGTCCCGCGACCGCATCCACATCTCAGCACGGCGATTGAGCGGCCCAGGTCTCTTTTCTCCGTTCGGGAGAATGATCTCCGGAGCCTGCGGAGCGCCGCCGAAATCGATTGCCTCAATGACATCGGCATATGTGCCACCCCAGCTATTGAGGATGTCGAAGACACCAGCGCCTTGTCCGCCTACGTCGATGAACACCTTGTCGGGCTTATCAACGTCAATAAGCTGCTTGATCCAGTTGGCGCCAGCCACGTTATCGAGCTTGGTCTTGCTCTCGATCTTCGAAACCTGACGACCGCGCCGCCATGCGACCGAGAACCTGTCATCACCGAAGCGCGACGGGTCCACGCCGAGGATTAGCGGCCCAATCCCCTCGATCGTCGCCTTTCTCGCCGCAACAACCGGATCCGGCTTGATGAAGCCGTCATGGCCAGTCATCTGGAATGCTTCAGCCGCGGTCGCAGGATATTCCTGCTTGAACAACGTCGGGTCTTTCAGCTCTGCCACCTTGGCCCGCCTCCAAACCATCTGCTCCAGCGTCAGGCCGTAAGCCTCTTGATACGTCGCCTCTTCCTCGTCGAGGACGAAGCCATCAGGAACGGGCCGTGAATATTCCGGCTGCCAGAACCAAGGGATGAAGATTGCGATGTAGTCGCCTATCCCCGCCTCGGCCTGCTGCCAGCGTTCGTGGAACTCGCCACCGACGCCGTTTGCCGTGCTCTCAAGGATGACCTCAGTTTCCGGCAGATCCGGTATAGCCTGGACAACGCCAGCGAAGTGGGTGGGCGCATTGGGCCAGAAAGCTACCTCTGATCCGTGGAAGAACTGCACTGTCTGCGATCGACCGACCGCCTTTGCTCCTGCCGTGCCGACTGCGTACCCGCTATCGAGCTTCGGAAACGAAAGCTCCTTGGCGTTCGCCGCACCCGTCGTTGGCTTCACTAGTTCGGGGCAATGATCGTGATAGCGCTCGACCATGCCGAATAGGTTGTTGGTCGCATCCTGCTCATGAGTGAGGATGAAGACGCGCCGGCCGCGCTTGTGCGTCACCTTGTGATAGTAGCGACCGCCGACGTAAGTCGAGATGCCTTGCTGCCTGCCCTTGAGGATCAGTGCCCGAACCTTGCCTGTGCGCGCTAGCTGATCTTCCAGGCGGCTGTGCAGATATTCCTGCGCCCTGTTGAGCGTGAACGGCTCGACATGTCCGCCCTTGGTTCTGATCTTCAGGCATCTTGGAGCGTAGTGCGGGAACTCGTCGCGAAGTTTGCGCCGAATTGCCTTCTCTCGCTCACTCAAGCTCATTCAGGGCGTCTTCGTGGGTCAGCGTGATCTTGCCGTCCATCGTGACCGCGCTGAGATCAGGCAATGTCTTCTTCAGAAGGATGCCTGCAGCCGTGACTTGCTGAGCATTCATTTCGATTTCGCCATTCACCAACTTTTCCAAGCGGTTGATGATCTGACTTGTTTTGATCTTTGCTCTTGTGCGCTCGTCATGAGCGGGATTGAGGCGGACACCCCGTAAGCCCTTGTCGGCCATTGGTTCTGCACTCCTTGCGGTTGGTGCATTGGAATTTCATTTCTATCCGCTCGGATAGGTAAGGGAGAATTTTCTACGAAACGACGGTGTAAAGCTGCCCGAGACACGTAAGCGATCCCCTGATGGCCTCTACTCGTGCTTCTGCGTCTTCAAGCGAGTATGCCCAGAGGCGAAGCGACCAGGAGGCGCTGTCTGTCCTGTAATCGCAGAGGAATTCGAACATTGGCCGGCCGAATTGGTCGGTTCTGACGTGCTCAACGTCTGGAGCGGATCGCTTGTCTCGCTCTGCGTTGAGGTCGATGACGCTCAATGGCGCGATACCACGGTTAGGTCATGCTCTCTTGCGTAGAAGAACACGTCGGAGCGGTTCTCAGCGAATATCTCCATCTCTCCGTCGCAGTCCATGAGGGCGAAGCCTTCTATGCCGTCTAGGATAGCTTGGCGGAGATAGCAGTGGGATTCGAGAGGTGAGAATGCGTCTTCGTCGGGCATCTCGTTCCCTGAAACGTGGGAGATTGCCCCAGCTTGTTTCCAAGCTACCCTTATAAGGGGCTGATCGCGCGGGGCTCCGCATTGGAAGGCTCAGGAAGCATGCCGCTCTACAAAGGCCAGTTAGGCGTGAGCCTCATGCCGTCTCGCTGTGGCGGCCTAAGCCGCCGTCGCGTCGATCCCGATAAATGACCCACCTGATGCGCATCGTTGAGAGGCGTGGCGGGTGCGTTTCTATTTAAGCGGACGAAACTTGCGATGATAGAATATCCCAACTCATAACTGATTTGCCCTTCTCACGCAACTCCTTTGCTTTGATGAGAGCGTTCAATCCACGCTTAAGCCACAGAAGTTGTTGGGGTCCCATGCCGCGAAGGTGGTCGTAATCCATTACGCACAGGTTATGAACGATCGCCTTTACCTGTGGGCCGTCAACGCAACGAAGCAGAATGCCAGTCACCTCCATCATGCGATTGCTCGCGTCTCTGGCGCGCTTGGCGAGGCTTTCGGTCACTTCCCCGTCATGGCCCTTGACCGAGAACAGCGATTGAGCGCGAGCACTAGGGGCCGGGATGCCGACCGTCCGGTGATAGCGGGCGATGATCTCGGCGTACTCGTCGCCAGCCTTGCGCTGCTCTTCGCTGACTGAGCCGTCAAGGAACATGCGCCCCAGCGTGTAGCCAGCCAGGGCGTTGTTCTCCGATAGACCGTGAATGCGCTTCCTTGCTTCCAGTGCCACGCTGAGCGCTTCCTTTTCGGTTTCGTGTCGCTTGATGTCGCCGCTCGGGTACCGCTCGACGCCTTCCTTCCTGGGACGCCCTGCCCCTTGTGCTGCGCGTTTAGCTCTCAGTTTTGCCGCCTTTGAACTCATTCCGCCGTTCCTCGTTATTCCGCTGCTGTGGTCTGCCTGTTCTTTCGGCCTAGTGCCGATATGACTGTCGTATGGTCCCTATTGAAGAACTTCCCGATGCGAGGGAGGGATAGATCCTTCCGCTCGTTGTAGACCGCTCTCATGCAGGCGTGCCGTGGGGCGATCAGGTCGCGCGTGCGGCGAATGCCCTTCACGTCCTCCCATGTGACGCCAGGATAATATTGGAGCACTTCGGCCACGATCTCATGAACTGGCCGGCGCTGGTCCATCACCTCCCCAGCTTCGTTGTCGTCGAGGATCTTCATCAGCTCGGCTTGGGAGAGAATGCGGGCGCGAGCGTCGGCAAGATCGAGCTCCAGTTTCTCCAGTCGCTTCTCAGTCTCACGATGATGCTGCTCGCGCTCTGCGACGTAGCGAAGGCTTTGGCGGGCTTCTTTGAGCTCCACCTCAAGGCAACGCTTGTCGCGCTGCAGGCTGGCGATCAGGGCGCTTTCATCGGCTCCCCTTAGGACGACAGCCTTTTCCTTCTTCGGAGCATTGCCGAATAGCCGGCTGCGAACGTCCTTGTATTCATGTTGCTGCCTTGCGAGTTCTGACTGGTGCATGTTCATGGCTGCTACTCACTTTCCAAAAGCTTTGAGGCCGGAAGATCGGCCATCTTCCAGACGGGAAGGTCTGGAAACATTCGTTTCAGTTCTTCGGTTGCGGATACGTCGCCTTGGAGGGCGGCGTTGAGGAGCTTGAGCTTGCGAGGATCGACGAGCTTTGCCGGTGGCTCTTGAGGCTTTTCCTCGATCCGTGGCCGGCGCTCTGCGTCGATCGATGCTTGTTGCCAGCGGCACTGCTCGGCAAAGGCGGCGCAGGACGGGGCAAAATCCCGGTTATGGTCCTTCACCTGTCCCGTGATGAAGAGGCGCGCTGCTCGGGCTACTGCCTCCTGCGCTATGCCTTCAACGGCCATGAGGTAGGCTCGGATCGCCATGTCGGGATCAATGGCGGCCGATGCTGGGAACCCCGAAAGCATCGCCGCGATAATCGTTGCTGAGGAAGTCTCTCGCGGCATCGGCTATCGTCCTTCTGCCAGTGTTGCTGCGGATGGGTTGAACCTCATCTTCCCAACGGGCCTGATTTATCCAGGTCGAGGCGTGTGGGATGAACTGAGGGTCTTTGCTGGTGAGGTATGGAAGCTGGCGACGGAGACCGGCGAGGATCACCTCGGGGGCGGTCTGCTTCGTTTCCTTGTCCCATGCCTTCTGGGCGGTGCGCTTGGATACGCGGCGCGGGTACAAACTCCAGAATTCGTTGAAGTCGTTCATGCCTCTTTCCCTTCGTAGAAAATTGCGGGCCGCGCGATGTGTCCCGGTCGTTCCGGTCCCCAGACGTACCAAGCGTGATCCTCTGTCCCAGTCTCGCCGTTCCCGGCCCAACTGATGCGATCGACGAGGTTGATCTTGGCGTGGAAGCGCGGATTGTCGCGAAACAGGTGATGGCGGGTCTTGCCGAAATCGAACTTGGCAGTGAGCAACATGGCGACGACGCCCTTGCAGCGCTCCAGAGCCAGTTCGCAGAACCGGACGGCTAGGCGGTTGCCCTTGCCGTATGGGGGATTCGTGATGATCGCCTTCGGCTGGCTGCCGACAAGCATCCATGTTGAATGCTGGTTGATGAAGTCGAACAGCTCGTCGTGCTCTCTACCGTAGTGCTCGATATCGCTCGTCCAGACTGTGGCTCCCTCCTCTCGGAGGACGTCGGCCATCATGTGACCGCCTGCGGCTGGCTCCCATACGGTGTAGCCATTGACCGGGAAGCGGCGGAGAAGAGCGCGTGTAGCCCACGCCTCGGTCTGGTAGTGCTCGTTAGCTGCACGCTCGAAATTGGACGCGACGACTGTCATGCTTCCTCCCATTCGAGGTCCACCTTGACCATGCCGCTTTTCTCGACTGGGCCTCGTGGAGCTATCGTGATGTTCCATTTGCTGTCGTCGATGCCGATCGCCTGAGCGATTCCGTCGAAAGCTGCCTTGCATGAGGCGAAGGCGTTGTCGGTATCCCTTGGCCGGCGATCTGGCGGGAAGAACGACACACGGACGCTGATGGTCTCTGCTTCGATCTTCCCAAGCCCTGCCTCAAGCGCGGTGTAGTAGGCTGCTCGCTTCGCTGCCTTCTTGGCGCGGGCGAGAGATGCCCAGTGCTGCCGAGCGTTCGGGCTGAGGCGCTTGTCTGGCCATGGGAGGAAGATGGAGGCATCCGGCATCACAGACGCTCCTCCTTGCCGTCATAGCCAGCGAACGGGACGAGCTTGCGTAGCTTGGCCGTGGGGGCGTGCTTGCGCTCTTTCGGCTCTACGTCTTTCCATGTGACGGGGACGGCGCGTTCTTCTCGGCGCTCTGCGTTGATGAGGTTGTAGACGCGGCCCTCCGTCCAGCCTGCAGCCTCGCCGCCGAGGTGTGCGGCAATCTGGGCCGTGTCCATGTTGTGGGGCTCACGAAAGAGGGAGAGGAGCTTCTGTGTCATGCTGCGATCTCCATGTAGGCGCCGATCACTTCTGCCGCGACTTGCGGGATGATGGCATTGCCGTAGCCGCGCAGCTGGCCCATGCCTTCGGATAGCCCATCAGCCAGGAGCTTAATTCCGGGTGACAGTAGGCGCCGGGTACCATCGGCGCCTTCCATTGGGATCGCGGAAGCCCAAAAAGAACCGCTGCGTCCGTCAGTGTCGTTCCACCGTGAAAGATCGCTCCCGGTTGCCTGCTGCTCGTCCTGTTTCGTGAACCGATCGAGTCCTGCGCGGTTGGAGCGGGCCACCCAATAAAGCCGTTGCCTCTGCTGGGGCGCGCCCGCGATGAAACCTGGAACGCTGGCAATCCCGCAGGCATATCGATCGCCTTCCAGGTCAGATCGAACGGCAGACATCCAACGGAGGCCAATCGGGCTTGCAACCTGCTCTCCAAAGACCACTGAAGGCTGGCACTCGGTGATGAGGTTGAAAAAAGCGGGCCAAAGATGTCGTTCGTCGAGATGGCCCTTTTGCTTCCCGGCGCTTGAAAGCGGCTGACATGGGCATGAGCCGGTCCACACTCGTCGATCGTCGCTCCATCCGGCGAGCCGTAGGCCATAGCTCCATCCGCCGATGCCTGCGAAGAAGTGGCACTGCGTATAGCCCTTGAGGTCGTCTGGCTGGACATCCACGATGCTCCGTTCGTCTACGTCGCCTGGGGCGATATGACCGGCAGCAATGAGATTACGGAGCCATTGTGCCGCGTAGGGGTCGATCTCGTTGTAGTAAGCCGTCATGCTGCCCTCGTTGAAGAGAAATGGCATTCGCGCCTAGGTGGGTGGCATGGAGGTATGGCCACCGGGGGAACTTCAGGCCGGTTGTGGGATGCGAGCCGGTACGCTCATGAATTCGATCGGAGGTCCGGGCGTCTCGTCATGGAAGACGGCGCAGGAAAGCTTGCCGCCGAAGACGCAGGCGCTATCGACGTTGGTCCGGTTTCCGATGGTGGTGGGCTCGTTGATAGGCGTGTGGCCGTGAACTAGATGTTTGCCGCCATATTCGCCGGAATAGTCCTTTGGCTTACGAGACCAGAGGAGAACGTTTTCGCTCTGCTCCTCATATGGAACGTCTTCCAGCATGTCGGCGTGAACGTAGAAACGGTGCTCGTCACGGTGCTTGAGCGGGAGAGACTTAGCCCAATCGACGTGCGCCCTCACCGGCTTCCCCTCGTAGGAATCCATTGTGGCCGTGCCGCCGTTGAGTAACCACATGTCTGGCTGGTCCTCGCCAGTCAGTGCACCAACCATCATATCTTCGTGGTTGCCCTTGAGAGCTACCCACTTCCAGCCTGCCCTCTGGGGGCCGGCCATGATTAAGTCGATGACGCCTTTGCTATCGGGGCCGCGATCGACGTAGTCTCCGAGGAAGACAATTGTGCCTCCCTCGGGACGTGACACTTCAATGCGTCCAATAAGCCTAAGTAGGGGCTCCAGGCATCCATGGACGTCGCCAATGGCGAAAGTGTAGCTCATGCCCTTATTCCCTTTTTCGCTTGAGTAACTTTCGCAGCGAGGCTTTGAACCTCAGCCAGCAGATCCGCATCCAGATCATCTGCCTTGTCTCCTCCTTCTAATTCGAGCTCGTGTTGGAGGTTCTTCAACTGGCGCTCGCACATGTCGAGGTAAGCCAGCTTGACCCTGCGCATAATCCCGCCCTCGACGGTCTTTGCGCGGCCAATTCTTATGTTATTCATTGTCCAAAAGGGAATTGCGTACCGGTTAGCCAGACGCTCTAGAGCGGGCAAAGTGTCGCCCCAGCCCTTGGTCTCTTTCTCGACCATCCGGCAAATGTAGCTCTGGGTTTTTACCGCGGAACTCATTTCTTGCTCCAAATGCTTTGTTTCTTTGCACATCCTGCATTCGTCTCCGTGCGAGGTTGCTCGTGCTTAAGGAGCCCACACAGATGCCGAAACGCATTCACATTGGAGACGAAGGACCGACCCTTGCCGGGGCCAATGGCCCTTCGTCTCACGAGGCCCGCCGGGGAACCGGAAAGCCAGTAATTCAAGTCTTCCGAAGCGCTCCGCCGCCTGTTGCTTCGGTTGATGCGGTCGAGCCAGATGGGGAAAGTTCATTCGTACCCATTGGCTCGATCGCCGTTCGATTGATGGCCGCGTGGACGCTGCCGAGAATGTCGCTGGTGCCGATCCGGGTTGAGGAGGAAAGACCGGCACCAGCTTCCGAGGTCAGTGGGAGGAAGACTGACCGTCAGGATTGAAATTGCGTAGGTCGCCCTCAAGCGCCAAATAGCAGGCCATATCGAGTTCCTGCTCTTCCTTGCGGCTGCAGCGTCCAGATGTGGCGCAGATCGCCAGAGCTAGGCCGGTGATAGCCACGGCAGGGACGCCGACAGCGAGGAGAATCATGAATGCGTCGTTGCTCATGAGAATTTCCTCCAAGCGGCGCGAATAGCCTTCGCGTCAGACAGTGCGTTGTGGGGAGTTTCGCTGTGATACTCGTCGATCAGGACCAGTTCAGCCGCACATGCGTAACCGACGCTCTTGGTGTGGTCCTCACCGGCAAACATGCTGAAGAAGTGCACAAGGTCCGTGTACCAGTCGGCGCAGATCGTGGGGCTTTCGAATTGATCGAGGTATTCCAGGAACGAGAACCGGAAATCGTCTCGGCTGATCGCCTTTTTATCGAGAACCGGCATGACGTTCTCTACGACCCATGGCTCAATCGCCTGCCTCTGGCCGAGGACTACTTCGTACCAAGGTTCGATAAACTCATTTTCTGGCACAAGGGCCATGGAGATGAGTTCGCCACCGAAGCCGTTGAATTCGCAATCGACGAAAATTCTCACTGCCCAATCCTCGCCGTCTTGGTGGCCGAGCAAAACTCAGCAGCAGTGTTGGTGCGCGCGATGATGTCCGTGTATGCCAGCTTCATGCCGAGGGCGATGTATGCCGCAGCTTCTGCCGGAATGCCGGTTTCTTGGGAGCCCCGCTCTACCAATGCAGTGAGCAAGCCCTTCGGAACCTGTGCACCGCATACCTCGATGCCGACCGCAGTGAGAGCAGCAGTCCGTAGGCTTCCTTCAGCCATTGCAGGGGAAGCTATGAGAAGTGATGAAAGTGCTAGTGCGTATTTCATTTCATGCCCCTTCCTAAAACGGGATGTCATCGTCTGGCGTCCAGCGGTCGCGCGTTCCGATGTCGGTAACGTCAACGTCGCGCTTGACGACATGGTGGGTTGCCTCGAGGACGTAGAACTCCACTTCCGGGTTCTGACGAGCGAGTCGCTTGGCCTCTGTGACGGCGCTGAGTTCGGTCTTGTGCCGATGAACTGGCGCGCGATGATGAAGGCCGTATACCATCCAAAAAGCTTCTGTCATGCCGCTACCTCGTCGAGGGCTTCCAGCATTTGGATCGCCGCATCAAAAGCTGCCTGCCTGATGTCGTCATGTATCTCGCTCATGCCGCGCTCTCTGGCTTCGGAAGGAAATCCTGCGCTGCGAGTTCAATACCGCTCTCCTGTGCCGCCGCGAGGAGCGCCGGAACATGTTTGAAGGGAATTACCCCGCCGGTTCCGCCGAGCTTTTTATCGCGCGCCCAGTTGGAAACGCGGGTCCGATGAACTCCGGCAATGGCCGCAACCTTGTTGGGGCCGCCTAAACGTTTGATGATTGTGCGTGCTGGTTCCATAGGCATGCATTGTAGCGATTATCGCACCAATTGCAAGAGGGGATGTAGCGATCTTGGAAACAGACTTGTTGCGGCTATATCGCTACAATATTCGCATGGAACAAGAATGGATTACAGCAGTTCTTCAGCATAGCCAGCTTTCGCAGGCGGAACTCGTGCGCCGCCTTCATCAGCGGTATGGCTGGTCTAATGATCGATCGATCATAAATAAGATCAAGACAGGCGTGCGCAGCCTCGATGCTAGAGAAATGCTGGAGATATCCGAATTGACCGGTTTCCCAGTCCCGATAGAGGAGGATGCTCCTCCGCAGATCGTCCAGCTCGTGACATGGGTCAGCGCAGGGAAACTGTCTCGAGATGAGGTTGCCGACGAACAACTGGGGTCAATTCCGGTTTCCGATCTCCCCAAGGGGGATTGGATCGCATTGCGCGTTGAGGGCTCGTCGATGGATCGAATATCGCCCCCGGAAAGTGTCATCTTCGTAAACCGCAGCGACAAGCGGCTGATCAACAATGCTTGCTATGTGATCGAAGATATCGAAGGTAACGCCACCTATAAGCGTTACCGGCCAGGTCCGCCTAAGCGCTTTGAGCCGGTCTCTACCGACCCCAATTACGAACCCATTTTCTTTGAGAACGAGCCCAATATCATTGGGCGCGTGCGCCGTTCCGTCATCAATATGTAGATTATTCGGAAGGTGCTTTTTCGAAATACAGAATGGCCGCCTGGAGCATAGGCGCAACGATCATAACTTCGCGATCGCGATTCGCCTGTTGTGCCAACTTTAGGGCGGCAACAGCGCCGGCACTTGTGGCGGCTGGCGCTGTCCATGCCATCAGCGCCTTCAGCGGTGGCATGTAGGTCATGCCAGCGTATGCATTGGCGCCTGCATCGTCTTCAGGCGCGTTCAAGTTGAATTCGGCAATCCCTGCCTTGTAGGCTTTGATCAAGTCTAGAAGCGGATCTTTCATCGCGGTAACGACCGGCATTAGTTGGAAGTTCACCAAAGAAGAAATCGAAGTTTCCCTTTGCGGCATTTTTATCTTAAACCCCCTTTAATCCCAAGTAGATAAGCACACTCCTCGGGTGCACCTCCACGTTATTTTGTCGGCTGCCGCGGGAATGCGCGAAGGCCATCAGCTGAAAGGTTCGCCTTCTGTAAGCCGCGTCCCCTACCCCATTTGGATGAGGGTCATTAGTGCCCTCATTAAACAACTATTACTATCAATTCCGCTACACGCAAGGTCCCCGTGGGGTATCGGTGCGGCATTTAGGGCGGTAAATTTTTATGTCATCAATGAAATTATGGCTCGCGAAGACCCCCATTTCAAATTGCGGATCCCCGAGGATCTTAGGCGCAAAATTTACGACGCCGCTCTGGAAAACCAACGTTCTATGACAGCTGAGATCAAAAGCAGGTTGGAGTCTACTTTCATCCCGGCGAGTGCTTTTGAAGAGGTTACTGCTCTGCGCGAAATTATCGATCGGGCGACAGCTCTGATACGCTATTTCGAAGATCGTGATGAATCGAAAGCCTAATCTCCTCCGCCATGATCGTCTCATCTAGGCACAAGGCTGAGAGCGTGCATTACGCTCTCAGGCCGGTGGAATAAGAGCGGCTTGTCTCTGCTTTAGGCGTTTCCCGATCGGAGCAAACAAGGGGATAATCGCCCTGTATTTCTCCGCGAAGGCCTTGTCGCGCTTCATATACCAGTAGACGTGAGGAGTTGCTGGCATGTCGTCGTCTTGGGCAACATCGCTCACAGTTCTCCCTTCAACGACGCGGCGAATAAATTCCTCGTAGTCGCTGATGCCGTACTTGGTGCGCTCATTCTTCCAGAACTTGGGCTTATTGCGCTGGGGATTGCCGAATTCTGCCTGAACGGCTTTTGCCTTCGCCAGATCGGCCAGGCGCGCCTCTCTGTTCTGCTCGAACATCTCCTTGGAATGTTCTGATCGACGATCCCTTGTCGCGTCAGACGTAAGCCCTCTTTTGTAAGGCAACCCGTATTTTTCGCGGTACTCGTCGGCTGACGTCTGATGAACCCCCTGAATATGCGGGTCGAGCCCTTTAAAGCTCAGGCCGCACAAGAGGCAGGTGATCCGGTCCCCGGCGAAATATGCCTCGACATCTTCACGGCATTCAAAGACGAATGATTTTGGGTAGCCCGGAAGAATTGTTCTTTTTGCATAGGGCATTACCGGCTCTCCCCTTCTGCCTTGAGGGCGCGACGAATGGCGTCTTTGATTCCGCCGACGGTTGGCCACGCTTTCGGGCCGAACTTGTCCGTTGGGATGGTTTCGCGATACTCATCAATCGCGTCTATGGCATCTTCCAGCGCCGCATTACGGGCGTTGGCTAGCTCGGTAGAAAGTCGGACGCATTCCCGGTTGAGTTCCTGCACTGTCAAAATTAGTTCATTTTTTGTGGGCTTGGATTCTTCTGAATTACCATTCATGTGAGAGCCTTTCTGGAGGTATAGGATCACCAGAGACGGTAGGGTGAGGCTAGACCGTCCTTGGTATTCTCATGTGGCTTGTAAGACAGACTGACGCTTTATCGCCCCGGCTCGCGTAGGTCACGTAAGGGGCCGTCACTCCTGGCTAGACCTGCAAAAGCAGCTCCTCACCTTGTTCTGCGTTTATCCCCTGCCCTTGCGGAGCGGGTAAGGCTGTCTCTGAAAGCCCGC